TGAACGCACCATCCCACTGAATGAATGAATCATTGGTCATTGGCACAAGCGTATAGGTCGGGTAATCGCGCAAGACAACAGGGAAAGTCACGCCTGTGTAGGTTGACCCGCCCAAGCTCGTTGTTGTTCCGTATTGACCGATTACGGCAGGGCTTTGAGCCGACACAGGGGTCATGATGGTGCGGTGGACAGGAATGGTCACAGTAGATGCGCCGCCGCGCTGAACATCAGCCGTTGCAATGTAGGCATAGCGGTCAATCTGGATAAAGTCGCCTGTTTTGACAATGTACAAAGTAGATGTGATTGCTGGCAATGTTCCAAGAATAATGTTCTTGCCTGTTGTGCCAACTTCAATCGTTGTTGCGTTTGCTTGAACGCTGGACATATCGCCTTGGTACTTGATGTAGTTCAGCCAGCCAGTTGTGCCAAAGTTGATATATTGCTCAGTGATTCGGTCAGCAGTGCGAAGCGCAGACAACACTGACCGATTGGTGCTGTACTGCAAATAATTCATTGGCTTGATAGTGAACTGAAATGGTTGGACAGTCAGAATCTCCGATGTGCTGATTCGCATATTGCGCGACAACATTTGACCAGCAAATTTGTGGTCTTGAATGCTGACGGTTTCAGCGATTGATAGGATACTTTGTAAGCTCATGGCATGACCTTAATAGGATGGATACCATTTCAAAGTGCCTTGGTTGTAAGTCATTATTAATGCCTTACCCACCACGGCTGTAGAAGCTAGTGCAATATTACCTGCGATTGTTGTAGTAAAAATTCCAGTTGGAATAATTGTTATTTGACCGCCTGTCAATGAAATAGGCGTTGGCGCAGTAATAGTAACAACAGGCGTAACGCCAGACACAAACAAAACAGATGTTGTTGGCGCAATCGTTGTGGCACTTGCAATGGTCGGCGCAGTTTGTTTAGTGGCTTGCAACCCTTGGAAAACTAAGTTTGCACCTGATGCGCTAAGTGCCGCATCATAGTAGGCAAAGTTTGCATCCAGATTTGCAAGTGGAATCGGTGACGTTGCGGAAGCGAATGTATTTGGGACTGCCATGTTTTACCTCGATACTGGAACTGAACGATTTGCTGATTGGTACGAAGCCCAGATTGTCTGCTTGTTCTTTGCCAAGAATTGCATTCCTGATTGTGTGTCAATGGCACTCATGCTTGCAATATATGGGCCATTGTAGTTAATGGTTTGACCGCCGCCGCCCATTGCATCTGCAAGATTGTTTGTTGGAATAATTGTTCCAGCACCAGACGGCACAAACATTTCTGGCCCACGTTCGCCAACCAAATATGAAGTGTTGCTTGCAACAGGGCCACCTTCTGCTCTTGCAAATTGGTTGCCTGATGAGCCAGCACCTAAATCCACAGGGGTTGCGCCGCCACCCATGAAATTAAATGCCATTTTCATCAAGCCCATCATTTGCATACGCATTTGAATCAAAATCAAATCTTGAATCACGCTTCTTGCAAAATCTTTAAAACTGAATTTTCCACTTCTGACAAAATCCTGCAAAGCCATATCCATGTTGCTCATGACAGACATAAACGCTTGTTGCCCCATTTGCAATTCAGTCGGTATGGAACGCACATATTCTTGAAAGCCTTTAGCAATGCCTTCATTGAAATAACCTTCTGTTTCTTTGCGGGATACATCTAAAACTTCACGCGCTTGGTCAATGGATTTTTGGCGCAACTCATTATTATTTTGAATGGCAATAGCTTCTTCTTCTGTTGAAAGTTTTTGCTCATTGGCAAGCATTTTAATTTGATATTCTTGCTCTGCATATTTTTGCCTGATTGCAACAATGTTTTGAGCATATTTCAATTCATAAGATTTTAAATCTTTGTATTGTGTACCAACAAGAAACAATTCACGTTCATTGTCTAATTGTTTGTTTTGCACTCGTTCGCTTTCACGATATGCCAACGCATTGCTTTCCAAAAGATGTTGATGGTCTTCCTCAAGGTGCATTATTTTTGCTTCTGCTTCCATTTGTCGAACAGATGCTTGATAACGTTTTTCAGCAACTCTTTCATTTTCTTTCATTATTTCTTCGGTATATTTTCTTCTTTGCTCAAGCACTCGCTTTGCGTGTTCTAACTCTGGGTCTTTTCCTTTTTTTGTATCTCTTAATGGTTCATCTGTATCAATAGGAAAACCAATGCCGCGACTACCGCCGGGCGTTTTGTTCATATACAACGGCAAGCGTTCACGAATCATGCCGGGTAAAAATTTGTTGTACGCATCATGAAGCGTATCAATCAGGCTTCTGTTTTTATTTACATACCCATCAAGCAATTCATTGATTTTGGTCATTGCTGGCGCAAGCACTTCAGTAAACGTCATTGCAGTGTTGTGCGCTTGCTTGCCCAACAGGTCAAAGAATTTTCCAGCTTCTTGAATGCCTTTGATTTGTTGTTCAGTGACCTTATTGGTTGCCGCCATGCCATCTGTAAAGTCCAGCATATCAACGCCTTTAGCTGATTTGCCAAACATTTCCATTGCCATTGCATTGCGGGTAATTGCATCTGCTTGTTGACTTAATCCCGCCGTTGTTTTGGCAAGCAATGCGTCCATTGACATAGTGCCAATGTCTTTTAATGAAACGCCTAATTTTTGAAATGTTTTTTGCGCTTCGAAAGAACCACCAGCAGCCCTATCCACAAAAGCGGTAAACGATGACATAAATTTTGTAGCGTTTTCTGCCGCGCCGCCTGACTGATTTAAAGCCAGTTTCATTTTTACAATGGTGTCTATTGCAACCTCATTGGCTTTGGCAGTTTCATAAATGTCATCAGCATATTTTAAAGATGCCGCCGCCGCCGCAGTTAATGCGATGGCGGCATTCTTGCCAGCCATAATCGCTTTTTCTGCAAACTGTTCTAATTTTTTACCGGCGTTTTCAATTCCAGCAACAAATTCTGCTGAATTAAGCCCAAGAACAACACCTAAACGACCGACATTATTCGCCATCTTTTACCCCGAATCTATCGCGTGAAAAGCCCGGTGCTTGACTCATGAACGCAAGCAGTTGCTCGTTTGCTTGCTGTTTTTTCTGTTCCTCAGTCAATGGCGGGTACAGGTAATCATACGCATTACCCAGAATGTTGGCTAGTTTATAAGGTGGCGCATTGCTTGACCTCATGTAATTAAACACGCCATTAGTCAGGCTTGCAAAAATGTTAAGCAAACCTTGATTGCCTACCATGCCATCTGCGTACATTGTCTGTAATTGCGCCATTGTCATATCGTCCAATTCCGCTATTGTTTCATGTGTATGCCCATTGAAAATCATCGCGGTGATGACTTGACCTCTCAATGAGCCAATTAGTTTCCCTTTGTCTCCTTGTATGTCGGGCTGATTGCTTCGGTAATTTTTTCCACCAGTTGCATTTGCACCGCCATTGGAAATTCAGCTTCAATTTCTTGATAAGTCAAATCATCAAGTGATGCACCATCTTGTTCTGGCACAAGCAATTTAATAAATTCAGTAATCTTAATTTCAACTTGAATTTTTTGACGCGCCACTTCGCGCATGGAGCGGCCTTCAATTTGCACATCATCATCAGTAAAAACAAAGCCAGCATCAGTGTCTTTAAATGTCATCAACGGTTCAGTAATTTGTTTATATGCATTTTCCACTTGTTCTTTGTCTGGTTCATTAATGCGTTTGTAAATCTCATCTGATTCGTAAACGTAAGGAATCCGCACTTTAAAAGTATGACCGCCCAATTCAAATTTGCGAATAAATAATTTGCTTTTGTTTTCTTTGTATTTTTCGCCAAATGCTTCTGTAAATCGTGTCATGTTGTGTCCTTGTTTAATAACCTAAATATCGCATCTTGTAATTGTCAATTCTGTACGACAAAATTCTGCCAAGGTTTTCGAGTATGGTAGGGCTTGCTTGTTCCATGCCCACGCGCATAAATGGATGCGCTGGATTTCTTGCCGAACCAAATTCTTGAGCAACCGCCCTTGCATCGTATGGAAAACCAGTAGACAGAGCAAACTTTTTAAATGCTTTTTGTCTTTGTGATGGTGATAAATCTTTATTATCTGCGTGCCACTGTTTTTTTAGTTTCTTTGGAAATGCTTTTGTGGTCACAAGTGCAATGGTTGTATCGCCTAAACGCACATACAAAGAACGCTTGTCACGTTTGTTTGGTCGCCGTGCTTCAATCCACAAATGCTGTGCTAATGCACCTGTATCTTTTGGTGCATTTGCGCGTATTGCTTGTAACGCTGGTTTCATAGCTTCACGCAAAGCAGGAACTAGCACTTTACTGTTTGCTTTTTTATCGCCAATTTGTTCTGCAATATCGTCAAGATTACGCAAAACATTATCTAAACCTTCTAGTTTAAAACTGAATGTTGCCATTTCAAACCCTCCATGCGCCGGGTTTTATCAAACGATGAAACAGCAACTCATTCAATTCTTTGGCGTACTCGACCACTTCTTCTGGTGTCATTTTGTCAGCATGACGCGCCGCAATTTCATGCGCGAGGCTTACGGCAGTCATTTTTTGCTGTGTGAACCCAAACCAATCCTTGCGGGTATCCGCTTGTTGAACAAGAAAACTTAGCAAGTCGGCGGTGTTCTGTATTGTCGTGTCTGTCATGTTTATTCCTGTGTATCTGTTTGCGTTTCAACAACAGGGTTGTATCGTGCGAGTACTGTTAGACAAACAAACTCCACGGTGTCAGGCTTTGCTTTTGCAAGCGCGGTTGCCACTTCACTGGCTTTCACTTCCAACCCTTGTGCCACAGCATCTAAAGATTGGTAAGTGGTCGCCAACACTTCAACAGCGTCAGCGACTTTCATTAGGAGTTACTCCAGCCGTATTGGTTACCGCGAGGATGGATGGTGAACACAGCCTTTGCTTCTGCACCGGGCTGTGAGTCAATTTGGAATTGACCAACACGACCATTAAAAGCATAAGCCACAGTATTCGTTCCATCATAAGCCGCCACCACATAAGTCCGGTCAACCAGACCAGAATAAGCGTCAGCACGAATCAACAACAAACCAGCATCTGATGGATTCCATGCCGCAGTGATGGTCATAGAAGTCGGTGCAGACTGAGTTGGTATTTTGTCGCTTTGGCGTGAACCAGCAACCATGAAATTGGCAACAGCGTCATCTTGACCAAATGCGGGTACTGCTTCAATCGTTGCCAGTGCTGTGCCTGATGCACCTGTACCGCCAGCGGATGTGCCGACCAGTGTTGCAACTGACGCTGTCCAGACTGCTAAGTTTGCGGTACTGAACGGTGATGCGCTTGTTTGCATCCAAAATGATGCAACAAAGCCGGGTAGGACTTTTGATGGTAATGCCATGTTTGATTCTCCTGATTAAGCGGTGTTTGTCCAACCATATTGATTGCCACGGGGATGCAAAGTGAAAACTGCTTTTGCTTCTGCACCCGGTTGCGAGTCAATCTGGAACTGCCCCACGCGTGCGTTAAAGGCGTAATTGACTGTGCCTGTGCCATCGGTAGCTTGAACCACATAAGTGCGGTCTATGAGGCCGCTATATGCGTCTGCGCGTATCAGCAACAGCACTGTATCGCTTGGATTCCAAGCAACAGTAATTGTCATTGAAGTAGGTGCGCTTTGTGTCGGCAACTTGTCCGATTGGCGAGAGCCAGCAACCATGAATGAAGCAACTGCATCATCCTGCCCAAAAACAGGCACTGCTTCCACTTGCAACAGATTGCCAGAAATAGTAAGCGGTGAAACGCTTGCAATCAACGACAGTTGTGCGGTGGTCAGGGGCGTTGGTGTCGATGCGGGTTGCACATACAGCGATGCCGTAAAACCCGGTAAAACTTTCGTTGGTAAAGGCATTTTGTTTCCTTCCGATTGATTGCTGAACTTGTCTTATGTTGGTATGTCGAGCGTACAGTCTAGGAAGACTTGCGCCAGTTTGTCATCGTTATCGTAGCTGTTGTAAAGCCAAGTCACATCTGCTTTGGCAATCCAAAAGCCATTGGTCGCACCACCAAACAAACCACTAAACCCATGCAAGGATTGTAGTATCTGATTGGAAATTGTGAAACCATCTTCTATTTGTTGCGTAAAAATACTGATTTGAAAAGTCGGACGGTCAATGCTTTTATTTGATTGAGTTTGTCCAGTAA